TCCTCTTCTTCCCATTGAATACCAAAGCGGACGAATACTGTGTACTCAATTGTGTCCTTCTTTGCTACGTACTCACGGTTTACAGTGATATCTCTCTGGAATCCCCATACACGGTTTGCAGGGAATGTCAAGTCGATATATCCTGCTGGGTAGTAAGGAACTTCCTGAACTTCGATTCCGAGAACACGAGTTGTACGTGCTCCACCGAATGTCTGTCCGATACCATCAAGGTATGATTGGCGATTTGCCTGGGTTGATCCTGGCATCTGGCCTGCAAATGCTTCTGCTACTGCATCAGCAAGTGTACCGTTGTTCTTAACGATTCCACCGAATACGTCTGTACCTGCGTAGAACTTAAGATTGTTCTTAAGTGCACGGTACTTACGTGGCATTGCATTGATGATGCCCTGCATTACATCAGGTGTCCAAGCATTATCTGCTACGGTCACTACTGACTCATGTGCTCCACCATCTTTAGTCTTCTTAATAAAGCCTGGCATGATTGACAAGAATGATCCTGTTGAACCATCACCATTGATAGCGAGATCTTCGATATCATTTGCAAATGCGTTGGTCATCAAGCGTACTAAGTGATCTTCTAGAGCGTCACCTTCTACACCATCTTCCAATGATTCTGCTGTTACTTCCCAATCAAGACGAATCTTCTTGGTAGTAAGTTCGACCTTAGAGAATGTTGCGCCTGTGTTTGTGTATGTACCAATTGCTTGCGCTGCTGCACGAATTACACGCTCACCGACGTTTACCTTCTCAAGTTCCATTGAATTAGCCTTCATTGTTACACGACGGCCATCCTTTGCTAATACTGTAGCGTCCCAAACATAGTCGATAAAACGACGTGCCTGCTCGGGGCGCAAAATTCCAGAAGCCGCTGAACCACTAGGGTTAACAGCATTTGCTCCGCTTGTTGATCCAAGTGTTGCTGTTGGAATGTTTCCGAGAGTGTTTGCTCCTGGATTTGATACTCCACCAATACCACCTGATGCGAAAGCACCTTGACCCTGATACAGACCTGGAGTTTCTCCTCCTAGATTTGCTTCAGCGCCTGGCTGGTTTTTGATTATTTCTTCTGACATATTGTCACCTCCTAGTGATTTGTTCATTTGAATAGATCGGCTGTTTTGAGGAAACTACCGCCCCATAGGGATTTTTCAACCGTTTCAGATTGATTCTGAAAGATATCGCCGATATCTCCAGACTTTCGGAATGCGGTGTCTGCTTCCACAGCGTCTACTCGTTTTCCAAATTCATTAAATTCACTTGATACTGCTGCAATATCTTTTGCAACTGCTGCAAATGAATCCTTAACTGTATCAACATCTACCTTTGAAGACTTAAGAAGTTCTACTTCTGCTTGCAAAGCCTTTACTGTTGACACTAGATCGCTAAAGGCTGATTCTAGAGTATTTTTCATTTCGGTAACTGCTTCTGCAACTACCTCTTCTGACTTAGATACTTCTACAACTGCTTCAACTACTGTTTCGACTGCTTCAGCATCTTCTGCTTTAGTAATCTCTTCTGCTACAACTTCATCGGTCTTAGCAACTTCTGTTGCCTCAACCTCTTCTGCCTTAGCAACTTGTTCAGTAACTTCTGCAACTGATGCATCTGCCTCTGGAGCGACCACAACATCTTCAACTACATCTGTCTTTTCAACTTGTGTTTTTGATTTTGTCATAGGTTGTACCTCCTTGTTAATCTTAGAAGTATTAATGCCTTTAGCACTATCAACTAAGAATTTTATCATTACTGTTTTTTCGTTATCCGTTTTTTCAACGAACCCTATATTTTCCATTTGTTCTCCACTGACTGGGCTGAGTTCTGATTCGTTCTCAGATGATATTACAATACCGTTTTCCTTGTCGTAAAAAACATTTTCTAAAACTGTTAAGTCTCCCTTTACGATATCTACACCATCAACTTTTTCAACCGATACTATATTGGCAAATTGATTTGCTGGTGAATCTACAAGGCTTAACTCTATCAGGTCGTAGTCTTTAATAATTCTAATTTGTGAGTCTGACTTTTCATCAAATCCGTCATCCCATTTGTTCATTCGTCCACCAATAGAAAAACCTGTTAGTGTTCCGTCTAGAACTTTTTCCCAAGTATCTTGTGCACCTTTTGAAACATATGCTGAAACAAAAACGCCTCTGTAAAATTTCTTTGAGTCTGGATCAAAATACTTATCTTCTTTAAAATTTACCATCTTACCAACTGCAAGTGGTTGATGCATTTCACGAATGTTTCCTCTAAACTTTGCAAAAGCGTTCATAGATGCTTCTGCTGTTACGATATCCATCTGCTTGTCTAGATTGTCTAATGATGCAAAACCTGAAACGATGCGTCGTTCTTTGTCGACCTTACTAAAAGGCATTGATAGACGAAGATTTTCCCCATCTGAATTCCAATGGGCTTTAGATATATTGCTCACCACTATATTATACCCTCCATTTTACACAAGTATCACATTCTGGACATATCGGACATCAGGGAGTTTTTCTTCCTTCACCCTTTGGATTTCGTCCAGCAACGGTTGAAGAACTGTCAGAGTTGTTGTTTGTTCTCTCTGAATCCCTAGCCCTTGTTGTGCTTGCTTCTGCTGCAGCCTCTGGCTTAAGTTGTAAGACTTCGTCCCCACCTTCTCGCTGTGGCATGTCAAGAGCAACTCGTGCTTCATTCGGAGTCATGATCTGATTCTTTACATACCTCTCAAGGATTTGAGATTGTGCGATTTCATCTGTTAGGGTTAACTCGTTAAATACAAATTCAACAATGTCTGTCTTTTCACGAATGATCTTATTGATCATTTTTTCCAATTGTCTTTGTGCTGGCCTTGCAACCTGCTCCTTAAAGGTACGATCCTGTGCAAGTGCTGCTGCAATAGATCCAGAATCGCCACCTCCAAGTTTAGACAATGGCACTTGATGTGCTACCAGGATGTCATCACGGTTTTGCTTACGATACTCTTTAAATGAGCCGTCTTGTATACCGTCTTCGATGGGTTCCATTTTAAATTCAACTTTATTGTTTTCGCTATCACCTGGAAGTGGAATATATAGCGTTCTGTGTGACTGCCCTCTGAGATTTGTCTGCAAGAATCGGAACATCTTATCTTCTGCGTCTCCAGAAAGTTTTGCACCTTTTAGTGTTACTACGTATCTTGGCACTGCTTTATTTGCAAAGTAGTCAATATTATATTGTGAAGCAAGCGAGTCTCCATGCAGGGAGTTGATGGCCGACATAATGTCTGGTACTCCGTAGAAAGTGTTAAGAGGTGAGTATTGCTTAAAGTGAATAATCTCGTTTGGTCTTGCATCTGTTGTTAGTGGGTTTGGATTCTTTGCTCCAAAATTACGGAAGTAAACAATCTTATTTCCAATAATTTGTACATATCCGTCTTTGATTCTTCTTACTCTCATTGTTGTTGCTGGGATGTGACCGACATACCCAATCTCTCCACGAGTAGTTCTTCCTACTTCTAGATATCCGTTTCCAGTTGATTGAAGATCTGTATAAACCTTTTCCATAGTTGCAGTAAAAGAGTCATCGTCATTGAGTGACTCTAGCCAATCTCTTGCTTCAATCTTAGTTCTTTCAATTCTTTTTCTTGCCTTTTGTGTAGCGCTATTGTCTTCTGAAGACTCTAAACGAAGCATTGTTCTTTGAGAGATATGAAACTCATAGCCAAGTCCGACAATGTTTTCTACCTTTGCATCAATGGCTGCGTGGTTTGCAAAAGAAGTGTCGTAATAGTTTGCCAATTCATATAGGTTCCATGGTGGTGTAATAACATCGAACATTCCGTAGCCGTTTACATATACTAGGCCTGGGTTTATTTCTTTTGACTGTGCTCCATCAATACCGCTTTTTCCAGCAAGTGCTGCAGTTGTGTATTGCGTTGTTGGTTCAACCATCTTTGTTGAAGATCTGCTTATGCGTCTTTTAAAGTTTGAGTCTAGGCCGTCTAGAGTCTTTAGTGTTTCCCAATTACCCTTAAAAGGATCTGAGTTTAAGAATGGCTCGTCTTTACTGATTGCACGATCAATGCTTGCCCCAATAACAATTTCGTTATCTTCCATAATTACTCCTCGTCTCCATACAATGCTATTGTATCTTTTGCTGCTTGAACTGCTCCAAGATCGTTTAGATTAGGAAGCAATCCAGAGTTCATTCTGTCTACTTGCTCGCTATACTCTTCTTCAGATACACGAGATGAGCCAGCAATAAATTCTACAGTTCCGTCTCCTGGGTCTCCGTAGTGTATTGCTGCCTGCTTTAGTTCTGAAATTTTTGAAATGTCCCCTCGCATAGAAGGAATATTTAAGACAGAACCATGACCATCTGAGAAATATCTTCCGTTGGCCTTTTTATAAATGTATAGACCCCAGTCATAATCTTTTTCAATGACTCTACGTCTGACATTTTTAACAATTGGTTGACCAGTTTTTGGGTCTATTAACGAATCCATATCCACAAGTATACCATATTAAACGGGATCAACCGTAAATTTATTCCAGGAAATGTCATTATATAAAGAGTACGCATAATCTCCAACTGTCAATGGGAAGTTGTCTCCTACAATTAATTTATTTGTTCCAGTATAACTCTTGTATACCTCTGATGGGTTTACTCCATAATAACTGGTTTCAGCCAACACAAGAACTTTATTCCAGTTAAATGATCCAACATTCCAGAACTCCCAGTCCAGACCTAAGCCAGATAAAACCTTTACCCTAAACCATGGTCTTTCTGATATGTTTTGGACTTCTTGAAGGTTTGTTGATTGATAGTAAGAAACACTATTAAACATTAGTGGGCCAGTCAATCTTGTTGCCCCTTCAAAAAATGAAAAGTCAAGACTGTCTGCAAAATTAATACCTAAGAATCCCCACTCTTGAAGAGTTAGCACTGGCTCTTTTACAATCTTTCCGTTCCAGTAAAACCCAATGCCGTCTTGAACTAAACCAGTCTTTGCATCAATTGCGTAAATTTTTGCTCTTCTTCCACTTGGGTCATTTGCAACCATGTAAAACTTTATATATGATCCTTTGCTTTCTACTTCAAATATTTGAGTTGGTGCGTATGGAAAGTAGTCTCCATCAAATCTAACAGCCATTTGCATTGCTATTACTTTAAAGTTATTTGCTCTGCTTGTATTCATAGGAATAGAAAGTCCACGATTAACAATAGGATCGTACTGCCCCTTTACTTGAATACCACTTGTTTTTGTAAGATACAAATATGGAGATGATCCAGTATATATAGAAAATGGATTATTCTTTTTAAAGTTATAGTAAATTCCAGTTTTGGTATATGGGTATATAGGGGTTCCAAACCTAGTTCCTATTGGACTTGCGTCTGATTCATTTAGTGCCTGCGATGCGTAAGAAAGTTTTTTAATATTGACATTGTGAGTTGATGAATTTTTAACATTTATATCAATATGCGTAACTATAGAGAGATCGTTAAAGTCTACACCAACTGGTGGATAAATTATCATATTGTCTACAACTTCATACTTTGTAGTCATCCAGTCTGAGCCAGGAATTAAAATTCCATTTCTAGAAGGTCTTTCTGTTTTTGTAAAATAAAAAGAAGTTTGATTTGCCCCCAACTCTGTATACTGAAATGTAACATAAGTTTTTACTATTGCTCCATCTGTGTCATACCTATAGTCTTTTGCTATTTTGTTTTTAAGATCTTCATAATCATTATAACCAGTAAATAAATAATTATCAAGTGACTCATAAGTTCTTTGAACTGGCAGACCATACTCATTAGCAAGTTCTGCATATGTCCAGTCAACTGGTTCAGTTTCTATTGCAATAGTTTTTGATGGTATTGGATAGTCTATATTAAACTGTATAAAATCAAGGTCAAAATACTGATCCCCCCGTTTATCTAAAACTGATTCAGCAAAATATGTTAGCGGAATTTGATCTTCCCAATATGCGTTTGCAGACACTGTTAAACTGTATGTATCAAAAATTTCATCTGGCAAAAGAGTATAACTTGCCACATGATCTATAAGAAAATCTTCATCAGATATAAAAACACCACCTCCAGATATAGCGCCGTTAGCCGTATCCGTTGTTCCTCCATGTGGTGACATTGATGTTGTGTCTACTCCACCGTCTATATTTATTAACTGATTGTTCTGATACACAGCAAAAAGATCTTCGTTCCAAACTGGAACACCTATCTCATTAAATAATGACCTAATTTTTTGAAAGTTGTATTTTGTACAAAAGCCAATCTTATAAATTTTACCCGTAAATGTAGAAGTTTCGTCTTTTTTACCGCCTACATATAGTCTTAAATCTGATAAAGATCCAAAGAAATCTGAGGCTGGATTTCCAAACCTAGAAACAAACGCTGGAATATTTAGCCCAACATCAATCAATTCTCCAGGCTCTGCAATAGTTGGAGAGTATATCGTTTCTAAGACTCCATCATAATTTATAGAGTATGATATTTGATTGTTGATTAGTTCTATTGCAAAATAACTATTGGTGTTTTCTTTTTCAATTCTAAAAAGTGTCTGAGTAGTAGGAGATAACTCTGGTATTTTCATACAACCATAAAATGCAGATATTGGAGTTTTTAAAAAATCAAAGTTTTTAAAAAATAAATACCCAGAAACAGACTCCCAGTTTGAGTTAGGTCTAAAAGAAAAAAAGTTTTCTGTATCAGATGACTGTGCCAACTTGCAATCTGACAACAACTCTTCTTCTGTTTTTGATGACAAAAATATTTCTGGAAGAGGCCCAGAAGGTACAGATAAAGATTTATTAACAATTGATGTGTTATCGTTAAATGCTTGTTGCCAAGATCCGACCTTTGGATAAGAATAGTTTGCAGTATAATCTGCAAAAGCATAATCAATAAATACGGAAGTTCCGCTATATGATGTATTAATGTTTTCTGGTATTTCTACACCTTGACCAAAAACAAATCTTCTTTTTGCCATAGCGGTTGCAACCACGTATGGGTAAATTCCAACACAATCAATCTCTATTGGATAAACATCTTCATGTGTATAAAATCCTATCCAGTCCTGATTTTTTTGATTTTCGTTTAACATTTCTGGGAAAGAAATAGTTTCTCTGTCATAACCTAAAGATATAACTTCTTGTCCATTAATGACAAGAGACGCAACATCTTTTCCAATTCTTAAGTGAACTAGCATTGGTCTTGTCCACTCTCCAACATAATATGTTCTATATTCTTTACCAACTTTAAGACCTATCGCTGGACCGTCAACATATATACCATCATCCGAAGCGATTGGTCCTATG